GTATAGATATTTTCATAGCGCATCACATAGACCCCATGGGCCACCCACACTCAGTCAAATGTGACATTCTATGAAGCTCCATAAAATATAGTCTGCAAATCCTACACCACGTGAAGAGTTTTCACACGCCACGGATGTGCCGATAGTTAAGACTGAAAAACATACAAAATATGCAGATATAATAAACTAGAAAGACGCAACACTCAATAAAGTTCATCACGTGCAGTAGTGAAAACCAGTTACCGTACCCACTGAACCAATTAAAGAGTGAAACACACAGACACTAGTTTTAAATATCATATAAAACAGACTTAACTATAAACTATATGCGAAGATAGATCAAGAGTGCCTCATGCCGAGTAGTGTGTGCATATTTCTATTAACATCAATAGCTACGTGTCGCTCTGTGTCTTCTTCTTGTGTTCCAATGTTACCGTCTAACCCAAACAATTTTGTGCTGACGTTAACCAATGCTGCTGCCTTCATTTGAATATGCGCTTCGCGAGCCCTGTTAGGAGTTCTTGAAGTCATCTCATAGAAATCAAAGGCATACCTTGCAAGACTCATATCGTTAAGATTTCGCTGCAAACCATAACGAGGCATATATGGTTTCATAGAATTGCGAAATTCTATATACGCTTCAGCAGCGTCAGAAAAATGAGCCATTATTTGTCGAAATGTGGGTTTGGCATTTTCAATCACAGCTTTTAGAGGGTATTCAACTTGATTTTCACCCTCCATTAAATACCACATTCCTGTTAAGTTTGGTGACGTTCCGTTTTCAATACACCAAACCATCAACCCATTCATGATCTTTCCCATCTCACTTTCTGAGACTTCATACTCTTCCATGACTGATTTATACCATGTTTCAAATTGTGCGTGTGAAGCTCGCGTGTTACTAAGATCAGCCTGCTCGGGTTGATATTCAATTAAATGCTTTGGGTCCAGAATAACCTTTCCAGCAACCTTTGGTAAGCGCATCTTACCATAAATTTTTTTTGTTCTCTCGATAGATGGACCCTTCGACCCTGCATCAACATCTTTATCTCGTGAAGATTTAGAAATAGTTGAAGGTTCTTCACTCTCCTCAAGAGAGCCAGACTGCTTATCTCTCTTCTTCATTTCTTGTCCTGCGTCTAACTGTTCTCCACTCATTTGATGGACAACCACACAATCATGGTCTTCAGGATTTATGTTCCCACACGCCTCTAGATAGCGACGTAATTCATCATCAGTGATTTGCTCACACACATAAAGATTACGCAATGCAGACTCAGAAAGATATGGTAACGTACCATTCATATCTAATTGTATGAAAGCTGGTTGGGTTGTAACAAGCCAATGATAAAATAAGCGAATTTCTCGTAAGAGTTCGTCATATCCCCATGCTTCTATCATTGCAGCGCAAATCGCCTCAGCTCTATGTATGGGCTCAGATGAGCGATCCCATTGTAAAATTGATACGATTCTCTCTTTTTCCAGTTTGGGAATGTAAATACCATCCTTGAGGATGGCATTATGTGACATGAACCAGATATCGCTCTTGCTTCTATGACGTGATGAAAAGTCATAATCTAATCCTAGTGTTGCAAATGATTCTCTGAAGTTTTCGAGAATATGTTCGAACATAGGATGTACTGCTATTAATAGATCATCTCCATTGACAAAGAAAACAAATTTTTCCTCACTTGTTTGCAACTCGATTTGATTCTTTGCCAGAGCATAATAGACTGCCATGATCACCATCAATGAATTATCAACAACTGTCGATGGTTGTCCGCTATTGTTACCTTTAAATTTTTTAACAACTGTGCCATCCGGTACCAGAATTGGTGTGTATATAACTTCTGTATAGAAATTTGAAAGCATCTGCAAGCCCACCTCCCACCTTTCCATGAAATGTGAACGCACGCGCAACACAGAATTGATTAAATATGGCGATAGCGAGCTATCGAATCTCGAACCGTCAGCGTCACAATAGATCCAACCTTCCGGTAGTTTTTCCATAAGTGCGTGCCACCCTTTCATGAATTTTGAAATTCCAACCGTCCAAGGACCTTGCAAAAACAAATCATAAAATCTATTATTAAAGTCGTCAACACACACTTTTCCGGCAAGTAAAGAATCAATGGGTGCTGACGTGAAAGTACGAGTTTTCTTAAGAAGGACTTTCTCTTTTGATCGCAATTCGGCCTTTAATGATCCATTCCAGATTCCCATCTTGCCACAATACAATCGCTTACAACTCTCAAAAATTATATCATCTTTCATGGTATCAGTGAACTCACTAAAATAATCTCGCTTCTTACCAGAGTATAGAGCACCAACAGCAGCTTTCATGTTAAGACTTTGAAAAATACTATCTGTGTCCGTCACGAAATTACACTCACCGAAATTCAAACTTTCCATCTTGTGAATTAAAAACTTCAAAGCACTCTCAAAGATTGAGCAGTCAACTTCCCCAATGATGATAGGTGTTGAGTACTTTAAGAAATCTTTAATAAAACTCTCCTTACTCAAAACACTTGGAGCGTATGCGTCTAATAAAGGCTGGAAGAAAGCACGCTTGTCTTCATGCTGCGCTATGTATTGAGAAAAATAATGACAATGTCCTTTCACAACATGTTTGGTAACAAGATTGCTTGTTGACATTGCTACTCCTTTTAAGTTTCCTTCCAACTTGTTGAAAATCCATTGAGTGCTATGTGATTGTTGCACAACAACCTCTTGTGGTCCAAGTTCAAGATCCTGAATTAACTTCGTTGCTTTAAAAATATCTTGTGGTTTGTCCTGTCGCAGTTTCATACCGCCCCAACAAACTGAAGAAGGATTGTACAACCAATGTTTAGTCCACTCGATTGTTGTTGCTTCCGAAAGATAGTTCAAAGCGAACTCTTGAGGGAAAGACACAAAGAAATTTATCGTCCCAGAAGCATTCGCTAAACTGTGCAACCCAACAATTGCTCCATCACGCGTAGCGACGAGTGGTAAACCACAATCGCCATCCTTTGTTGTTATCCAATGTTTCCAAAATGTACTGCCCTCTTTCGGAAAGGTTATTGAATCTTCAGATATAGCACTTGTCATGTTCTTTGATTGGAATAGTGTGCTGACAAGACAAATGCGCTCTCCTTTTTCTGGCAGCCTAAATTTCAATTTTTGGGGAAAGACTGGAAAATCTTTCGGCATTTGGATCAAAATCAGGTCTCTCCCAGGCAATGCGTGTATCTTAATTTGTGTTGAATTTTTAATGATAAACTCGCCATGATGACTACGCACTGTCAAGTGCCCGTTGTTTCTAACGAATAGATGACCATTCGTTATAATGCAAGATCCAAATCCTAACCCATAAGTCCTTTGCACTGAGTCTCCAGAAACATTTGATATTAAGCAAATTGTTTGGGCTATGGGGTTATAATTTCTTACACCACGATGGAAAGCTTGACTTTCATGTTCAATTATTTCTTGCTGCTGAGGAACTTGGGTGATGTCAATTTCTTTTGCATGTCCTGTCTGCCTTAATTCAAACTCTCGCTCTGGATATCCCGCAACTGAAGCACTGTTTTCACCTAGTAAGAGTGGATTGTGTGGTGTTAAATCAACTTCTAGTGCCTTCGAATTTGCAGTATTAACAAAGTAAGCTTTAACTTGTGTGTATGCAGCCTTAAGCTGTCCAGAATCTTCCTGTTCTGCAAGAAAACTTAAGCGTTGCTCCTGCATTTCGTCTTGAATCAAACTCATATCAAAAAGCACTCCTGAGTCAATTGTATGGCCAGTGAGTGGATCCAAAAACCGTACATATGAATAATCTGTTGGATCGAACCCATACATGTTCACGAACTTTCGATTTTTCTTTCCAAGGTTCTTTGTAGTAGCATTGCCTTTCTTCTTGCCTCGTGCTGTATATGCTGAACCAAACACATGTTCAATTGTTTCGTCGTCGCCATAAACTTCTCGACCAACCTTCCTATCGCGTGCATCGCGAAACCGTAGTTTTTGATTCTTCCGTTTCCTACCTTGATGATAAACTTTCTCTTCGAATTTAGTAGAGAAACATTGCCACAACAAAACAAGACCTCCAATGAACACAAAAGCCATGACTAGAAGGTCAGTGTTAATGTCTGGTATTTTCCAACTGCCCTCAATTTTAAGATGTCTTGCAATTTCAGACGCACTCTGATGTAGGACAGTGTCTAAAAATCCATACTCCAGCAATTCTTCTGGTGAATACGAAGAGCCACCTCTGTTATTAAATTCGAGTATTTGTGCTTTGACTTTTTGAAGAATCGCAATATTGGTCGAAGAGTGGTCGGATAAACATCGCCTACGAATACAATTGACAAACGAATTCAAGCTGAAATTGCTGTGACCAGTTGAAGAGTTTAATGATTCAAAGTAACTCTTTTTCCGCATTTCCTCAGACAGAAGAAATTCAATATGTGTAAGGGTTCGTTGTACAGCATAAGGATCAATTTTAAGCGTGTGTGCTACTTTACAAGCGCTCACTGAATGCAATTGTCCATAACCTGCATCTCTTTTATATTTGCAAACTGTGTCCCATAACTCTTCATACAATTGTTCAGGAATGCTGTTTTCAAAAAAAGGAATTTGAATTTCTTTGTCTGAATTCACATGAATTCCCAAACGTCTATATGAGGAAAGAGAGATCCACTTGCAAATATTGCGATTGGGTATTGCCTCGACATGCAGTACTGTGTCTGAATCTCGTAATTTGTATCTTTTTAACAGTTCGTATACAACAGGATGCATCCAACCACAATGATTTACGAGTTCAAAAGTAAAGAAAATTGGGAGCTCAAATTGCAACATTGTTCTCGCTTGCACGGATGTGCACTTGGAAATCAAACTTGTAGTCACGTTATGTACCATAACTGGAAGGCCATATGCAAAACAATAGAAAGCTGCTTCAGTCGCTATTGATATTGGGATTTCTTGTAAATTTGTCTCGGTTACCCCAATGCGTATGACTGCTCCTGGCTTAACTCTCCCAACGCGTCCTATCCTCTGAAGTCTCTCTCCATAGCTTATTGGTTTCTTTGTATACCGCATACATCGTGAATCAGAATCCAAATCAGCTACAATTTTAAGACCGAAATCCACAACAACGTCAACATCTAATGTGACTCCATTCTCGATTATGTTTGTTGCGACTAAATAATGTGGTTTCTTTGTGGTACCTTTCGTCTTAATTTCCACATTTCCAACTTTCATAGTTCTACCATCAATTTTAGTCACATAATAATCACGAGCTAGTAGCAATTTTGATAATTGGTCTACATCATTGTAACTTGCTACATACACTAATATGTTTGAACCACTCTTTAGTGCATCTAAATTTGAAGAAGTTCCTTGCTCTTGCACGAAAGCTGAGAATGAAACGGCTTCTGACGTTGAGACCTGAACATTATATTGCGGGGTAAATTCGCACTCTTTACCAGGTGGCGTTGCTGATACTTTTAAAATTTTTCCTGCGAATGCATATTCTTGCAATAAGCAAAACAGAGCCATGCCAGCGCTATCTAGAACGTGACATTCATCAAATATTACAAATTGAAATGCAGCTAGCTCCTTAGGGTTGTGTGCAAAGTAGTGCAAGGCAAATCCATTAGTCATGACTGTAATGTTGCTTGAGCCAAAAGAACTTGCACCACGCATTCGGAGGGTTGGGGATAAATGAAACGGTTCCTGTCTTAACTGTTTGCAAACATTCTCGGCTAAAGGTCTTGTAGGTTCAACTAGTAAAACACATCCCCTCTTGCTAAGTTCGTTTGGTAGGCTTGTTGACTTTCCAGAACCAACCGCTCCTCGAATTAAAAATTCGCTTTCTTCTGAATGTGAAATTTGGCTTGCTAGTAGTGCTGAAGTTTCACGTGTGAACTCTAAAAACTTCCCTCCTGTCCTGTAATGTGGTACCACTCGATTTTGGGTTAATTGATTCGACCACCAAGCTTCAAAATGAGAGTCCATAACAATTCGTGGGTTCACTCCTTCATGCTCTAATACAAAATCAATTGTTTCGTTCTTCTCTTCTTCTATGGAAATAATCTCATCAAGACTTTGATGATGCACTTTGTCATCGATTAAAGAGAACACAGTTTTTAATTTAGAAAGAATGCGAAAAACTGCATCGCTGCGCGCAGTGTCGAATATCATAGCAACCAATGCGAAAATACCAACTGTTTTCTCTAATCCTTGTTCATATGGGGATTTAGCTTGATGTTCAACCTGTTCTTGTTCTTGATAATTCTGGTCTAGATAGTCGTATGCTTCCTTATCATTTACTACCAAGTAATCAAGAAACTCTTGCTTAGTGGGTTCGCATTTGTTATTTAGAATGTAGAGCTTATACATCTTCGAACATCGCCTAGCTATCTGATCTTCCTTATGTATCTCTGCTGCTAACTTAGCCGCTCGATATTTGTGCAAAACATCAGTAATTTGATTAAATATAGCGAGTAACAATGATACAATCAATAAGACATTTACAAAGTACAACACATCTCTATAACAGCGCACAAACAGTTTATAAGTACCACTAAAAATCGCACTAACACACGAAGAAAAACTGTTACTTACAAGTGTTTTTACAGATTTTGTTCCGCCAACGAGGAGTTCCTTTGTCTTCCCAAGTGATGCACGAGCTAAGTATTCGCATTTTCCTACGAAATCGAATCTCTTTGCTAGGATTGATTGTTTTGTCAATGAATGAGATTGAGGCAGATATAATTTGATTTGACAAAACTTTGACCACAAGCTTAAAGCGTTCCATTGATCTGTTAAGAGTTGCGTGTATTTTTTCTCCATTAACTGATAATATGAACTATGAAAGCTATGAAAACCCATCTCACGCAAAGATTTGTCAGTTTCACTTTGATTGGATAATTGACTTAACAAAGTATTAGCCTCATATTTGCCTAAGCTGGTTTTAAGCGTTGTCGATTCCAGTAAGTGCTCGGTATCTCGTGCGTAATTCTCAATTAGTTGCAGCTGTGTTGTCAGTACTTGCGAAACTGATACTTTCGTAACCAAGATTTGCAAAGTTGATAGCAAAACACATAGTGTTTGATCACGACCCATCCATAATGTAATCGCTTTGTCTAAAGAATCACTGCGATGTAGTGCAATCAAAATCGAGGGCGATACCAAACTCAACAACAAAATGTAAGGATCTTCCATCAATAGTTCCTTCATTTGGTCTTTATTGAAAATACATTTTACAAGACGCGTTACCATCCTCTCGCGCTCTTCATATGCCAATCCACCAACGCGGTAGTGTTTCATTTCACCTTGCAAATCGACAGATGAGAAATTTATCAACTGGCTTGCAGTTCCAGCTTTTAGAATGTGATATCCCGTTGATAGAGATCCGAAAGAGTCGATAACATGAAGTGTTTGACTTTTGTGATCAACGAGAATTCTTGGAAGCTCAGCGTTTCGCGTCTCCGGATGGAATAATGTTAAAATGTAGCAGGCTGTTGCAACATCCATTATTGTTGGCCAAACTCCCAAATTTGGCACTAAGACATCACGTACCATCTTTGTGAAATTCTTTGCTTCAGATTCATTAACATTCAAAAGCATGGCAAGGAATATGTTCAGATAACAATATCCTTCCTTTGCGATATACATCTTCCCAGAGTCAGAATCTGGTAAATCAACATATTTTGAATCACCCGTATTACCAATTACAAGATGTCGCTTGGTGGGGTTCTTGAGTTCAGAGTATTTTGGCTTTCCATCATCAGTTGTAACACAACAACAGACATGTACAAAACTACCTTCTTGTCTTGACACACAGGCTTCTGTAATTGGTTGTTTCTCTATCAATTCTCCACGCATGCTTTGTCGAGCTCGTTCAAAATTCGTTGACACTATCAAATTCCCAATGGCCAGTAAACGTTCAGTGTTTGGGGACTTTCGAATCTTATATTTCTCGTATCCATCACCTGGGCGAACTTCTTCAAAGAAATTTGAGAAAAACCTTTTCGAATGATATCCTCGTTCACCCCAGATAAAATTACCATTCTTATCTAGTTGATTATCACACAATAAAGAGGGGTTAAGGAGAGCCTTACCTGAGATTTTGTTCCTAAATGCTTGCAGTGAACTCCCAGCAATTGTAGATAAATGATTTGAAAACCATTGTGTAATTTTACATAGATGTTCACTAGCTAAAGCAATCTCTTCCTCAGATGCATAACTATATTTGATAAGAGCGTCATTAATGAACTGAATAGAACGCATCTGGTCTTTCTTGACATTCTGAATAAGCCGCTGGGTTTCCATACACGCCTTTAAATTTGGGTTCTGCTTATTCATGTTACGCACACGAGATAAGGCACTACCAAAACCTGTGATTGTACTCGAAAGTGTGTTTACTGAATCCTGATGCTTACTAAGTATAACTTGTTGCAACTCTCGTATTTCCGCATCGCTATAAGATTCAATTGTTTTCGTACACGCCAAACAGGTTATTTTCCTACACGGATGAAGAATCTGATAAAAGATTGCTGCAGCTTCACCACACAATTCTACAGGAAAGTTTGATTGACACGTATGTGTTTCTTCAGGTCGTAATTCCAAGAACTTTCTATTAAAACCTTCCCAGAATTTCGTTGGTATGCTATAATGTGCGATATTATAAATTTCCGATTTAGAGTACCAAGACAGGGCGTTAACCAAATCTCCACTCTTGTGTCGACCTCGCACAACAAACACCTCATTCTCTTCATCGAGAAACACATGACCGCTATCTCCATACGTAAAATTGTTTTTGGGCCGTGTTGCACAGTATGGAACAAGCAACAGAAACTTCTTAATAATGTTCGAAAATTTCGGATTTACTTCTTGGTGTACAAATTTGTTTTTGTGGTGAGGCAGCAACAAACGCATTGCGTACTTTGGTTTTGCGTTCTTTATTTGTTTCGTATACGAGAATGTTACACATTGCTTCTTTTTAGGTATCGAAACTTCAAGCTGTCTCTCGGCAGCGATTTTCATTAAGTCACGCAAGAAGATATTGAATTGTCTATCAGTTAAGTGAATCCTTAAACGAGGTGTCTTGCTTTGCTTCATACTCTTAACCTGATGAAGAGGCCAGTGTATTGTTCTAACGGAAACCTGCTTTCCTCTTTTGATTAAATTTGGGACAATATGCATGGATTTAGGAATATAGTTTCCCGCTTCGAAGTCATCATTCGATTGCCGTTCAGCTTCCTCAAATGCTTTGATTTTCTCCAGTTCTGCTACACTTGCAGGTTTTATGAACAGACATGAACCTCTCTTCACAATTCTTCCATATTTCTTTCTTTCGAGACGTGCGAGCATTTCTGGTGTTTCGAGTGGATCAATAATTTTTCCAAGACAGTCCACATTTGTAGCAAGTTCAGCATTTTGTACCTCTTCCTGTGGAAGAACTTGTTCAGTATTGGTTTTGGTAAGCTCGTTTTCAGATACTTCAGGTTCTGGTTTATCATTAAACACTGGTGTGAAGGCATCTTCAATGCATTCAGTTGTCTCGTATTCAGTGTACTCTTCAGTATCTTCAACCAGCTGTTTAGTTTCAACAATTTGCATGGTACTAACAATATGTATGTGCGGACGTGCCTCTCCGATCTGTGCCATTAAGCCACAGTAGTGGCAAGTTCCAGCCTGAGTTAAATCTCCCTCTTTTATGGCTTTGCGGAGAGAGGACTTAGAGAAAGCCCTAAGGGCTTCACAGCGTTGAGAGCAACCAGTGCGAACTTCTTGCTCCACCGGCATCAGTTTCCGCATAGTTACCTCTCTAAGAATGTTCCGAGTTTTGGTGACTGGAGTTGTGTGAATGCGAATGACGGGAGTGTAGTGTAAAGTGCATTGAAAAGCTCCAAACATGATAGTCGACATGACTCAAGGAAAATGAATTGCGAATTATCTGAAAGATGTCAGGCGCTTACTTGCAAATTGAAAGTCTATTTCAAAAGCAAATAGTTTGGTTGACAAATTTTCAAATGAGTTGTATGTTGATTTTATATTTTT